AAGCGATAAAGAACCAGCGGGACTTGGGTAACGGCGATCTCCGCCTTACCTACCAAGACGCAGAGAAGCTGTGTTGCGAGATTGAGGAGGAGCTTCTCGGAATTTGCAGATCGGCCGAGCGCGAGATCGGGAAATATGCGTGGGTGCATGGCGTCCCCGCGCCCGTGGACGCGGACGGCGAGGTCGTGCCGCTCACGACCAAGGTGATGTACGACGATGACGGCGAGGAGCTTACAGTCCGTCTGATCTGCTATCGCCAATCAGATGGAGGGTGGGTCGCTGAATTTTGCAGACCCTGCGCAGCCATCATGGACACACTCGCCAAATTCCATCTCCGCCGTCCAGACACCTGGGAGCGGCTGGAGGAGGACGCGGCGAGAATCGGGTCCGCCGACTGCCCCTGCGACTACTTCAACCACCCCGACTGCAGCGTGCCGTGCTACAGCTGTCCCGCTTTCACCGACGCGGAGGACTGCACTGCGGTGCTGGCCCGCGACGTCCTGCGCCGTGCCAAAGCTCTCGCGGAGCGCGAAGCAAAGGAGGCAAGCCGTGATTAGCGATCATGAGCGCCGCGAGGTGGCGGCAAGGCTGCGCAGCAAGAAGCCGGAAGAGTGCACAGCCCCATTCGGCAAGCCTGTTCTCATGCATATTTTCCATAGCGTCTTCCCGAATCAGATATTTCTCACCAACTGGATTTTGCGGCTCCCTTACCAGCTCGCAGACCTCATCGACCGCCCGACCACCACGCTTACCGAAGATGAGGACGGGCGCACATGCTGCGCAAACTGCGGATGCGCCGCGCTGTATATGTCTGATGCCACCTATTGCCCAGACTGCGGCGCGGAGGTGGTCGAAGATGTTTAGCGCCTACGTCGCGCGA